GCGACCTCTTCACTGAAGCTCACGCTCATTCACAACCCCTGGAAATGATTAACACTAACATGTCCAAGCACAATCTTTACTCCGAAGCATTTTACATCACCCGTAAACACATCCATCGCATCAAGGATGGCTACACACACACTGAAAGCCATCATGATTACCGATTCTGGAACACAGCTTTCGCTAGACAACATTTAGTGAAAACAGAAGATGACGACAAAGTTCGACTCGTCTTCGGTGCTCCTTTTACCCTCCTCACAGCTGAACTTATGTTCATCTGGCCCCTCCAAGTCCATCTCCTAAACATGAAAGGCAAATCTAATTTCATGCTCTGGAAATATGAGACTCTCACTGGCGGATGGTACCGTTTACGCAATTATTTTGCAACTAACGCACCCAACTCCGACACATTCGTTACACTCGACTGGTCCGGTTTTGACAGGTATGCAAGACATACCGTGATTCGAGACATCCATCAACGGATAATCCGTCCACTCTTTGATTTTAGTAATGGCTACCACCCAACCGTTACAAACATCTCACACGCCGACAAGGCAAGGATAGAACCTCGACTCAATAATTTATGGAATTGGATGACTGATTCAGTCCTCACTATTCCCCTTCTCCTACCAGATGGAACGTTGATTCGTTTCAATCACTCTGGCATTTGGTCTGGCTATTTTCAGACTCAAATACTCGACTCTCTTTATAACAAGGTTAAGATCCTCACAATTCTTAGCAAGTTAGGTTTCGATTTAGATAAGGTAGTACTCAAGATTCAAGGCGACGATTCAATCATCGCTCTTCTATGCATCTTTTTACTTATTGTTAGTTCATTTATGACTATGTTCAAACATTATGCAACCCTTTACTTTGGTTCTGTGGTTAGCGATAAGAAGTCCGAGATACGACAAGGTATCCAGGATTGCGAAGTACTCAAGTACCGCAACAAGAATGGAATCCCATACAGGGATCGTCTTGCTCTCCTCGCCCAACTCCGACATCCAGAACGACTCCCGACTCCCGAGAACACCGCTTCTAGGTGCATTGGCATAGCGCTCGCAGCATGCGGACAAGACCCAATTGTCCACTTGATCTGTGAAGACATCTACAATTATCTCACGATAGAGAAGAACGTCGTACCTAATCAAAAGGCACTCGACCGTTATCTCTCTGATAGATCTTCACCCTTCAGCGACCCAGTCTCTCACCAAGCCAACAAGTTCCCGTCTCTATACGAGGCATCGGCTCGACTTTTGGATAACGAAAAGACCATGAACCCCAGATATTGGCCAACCGATTATTTTATCGGCCTCCCAGGTCAACTCTGATTTATGAATATCTTTTTGTATTTTCTTATATTTTCT